GCTCGAAAGCGAAGTCTTTCGTTAAGGCTAAAAGACTGTGGTGGAATTGAGGGTTGGAAAACGGCATTAGAAAAGCTGGAATCAATCCCTGCCATGCGAGGAGACAACAAAAACGGATGGAAAGCAGATTTCGACTTTTTAATTCGTGAAAGCAGCTTTACAAAACTTATGGAAGGAAAATACGATGGATGGAAGCAATCAAAATCAGGAAGCGACCTCACAAAGCAACAACTTCAAGAATGGGTGGACGGACGATGAAAAGAAGGCTTTGGCAAGCGTAACATTTCCACTGATTGAGATGCAAAAGGCTTATGGTCGTCAGCTAAATGCAAAGCTAATAATGCAGGGATGGGAAATAAAATTTGCAGGAAAGTACAGTATAGAGCAGCTTCTTTACGCGTTAGATAAATACACAGACAAGCACGATGATTTTCCTTCTCCTGCAAACCTTATAGATATTTTATCACCACAAGAGCCAAAGGTTACAGAGTCGCAGTTTATAGCCGCGCAGAAATGGCAAGAAAGAAACAATGATTGGTCGCAATACACTGAGGCATACGAAACAATATCGGCTTACAAAAGGCAAAACGAAGAAAAAAGAGAAGAATTTAAAATAACATGCGAAAAAGTAAAACAACTAGCCGCGTCTAGCGTTAAACGAATTAACCAAATAGTTAAAGACTAATGAATATAGATACGAAAAACGCACTGAGACTTCAACAAATGATTCATGAATGTGTAAGGACATTAGATGAACTAAAAATTTCTGATGTTAACTGCGCTAAAAGTTTAATAAATGCAATGAACGTTCTTAATGACTGGATTCCTATGGAATATTTATTAACAAACAAAGAATTTAAAAAAGAATGTAACAAAAAAACTGAAAACTAAAAACAATCCCCGCGCTTGTCGCGGCTATCAGGAAAGCAAACAAGATTTTCTGATGGTGTTCTTTTCAAGCAGTATGGTTAATTCTTTCGGAGGCCACGGCTTCTTTAAACGGGCGTAGACGCGTTCTAGTAGTTCAAGCTCTGTCCCATACCTTTTTTCAAAAGCAACGCGTCCTGCGTGAATACAGTAGCCGTACTTACCGGTTCTATGCTCTTCCGGAGTCAGTGGAATTACTAACATGTTTGAAGTCTTTTGAGATTTTCCTCGTCCGAAAGTAGGATGATGCGCTTCTGCTGGCATTCCTGAAATTATGCTTCCTAGAGCAACAACTTGTTTTATATGCTTTTTTTCTTCAATCGTTGCTGGCTTTTTCATAGGACTTTTTGTATTCTTCGCTGCAAAAATCTGTGTTTTTTAGATATTCTTCGTAACACGGCCAACAGACATAATACTCTTTAACATCGTTTTTAACTTTAACTTCATATCGCGTTTTCTGCCTTCCGCAAAGACACTTTTGTTCAGACATAAACAGAACCTTTTATTTTTGCCAATCTCATACGAGCAAGCATATTATATTTGCGCCAACTGAGCTGCTTTTTGCTAATGATTATATCAGATTTTGATAGTTTTTTCTTTTTCATTTCTTAATTCATTTTTATTGTTTTCACAGTCTTTTCTTTCCATCAACCTATAGTAAACGTCTTTTTTCTTCTGGCTCATTTTCATTTGAGAATTGATACCAAGAAACCGCCATAGGTATAGATCGTCTTTTTCGTTGTCAGTCACAGTAACCCTTCATCCGGTTGCGCTCGAAGTCGTCCATTTTCTCACAGCGAGAGATACGGATATTGTCTTGAAATTCTGCCTCGCGGTCTGCTGCGTATAAAAACAGGTTCAACACACCTGCAATCACGGCGCAAAGCGCAACAAGAGCCAAGATAAAACGCATCATTCCCTACCTATGTCCACGAACAGCCGGACAAAGCAAAACGCGACAAAAACGGCAGCTAAACAGGCGATTGCGACATCCATACTCACCTCACAATGCTTTTGAACATTTCCTTAGCCTTGCAGCGAGGGCATATTCTGTTTGCAATTGAAAAGCTGTCGAAGTGTCTTTTGCAGCAAAGGCACTTGCGCTTTACAGTTGGCTTCGGACGCTCAAAAAGCGTGTTAGACCATGTTGCGTCTATCGCGTTCACGCGCATGGCTTCACCCGCACAGAAAAGCGTTTGCCCGTTTTCGGATCGGTAAACTGAAAATAGTGCGCACCGTTCTTTGCGTCGAAGTCCGTGGCTTGCGGTCTGGTTTCCTCGTTTTCCCAGAACAGAAACTTTTGGAGTTTTGCCGACCAGTTAAGCGTGTCGTTATAATCAATAGCCTTTTCAAGGCTTTGTGTTTTTGAAAGAGCATCCGCAAACGCGAGAAGCTTCTTAGTCGTCGTACAGTCTATTTCTATCATTTTTTAACCTTTTTTGGTAAAACAGCCTCCTGAACGGCGGCTGCTGTAATCTGGACTCCCATTGAAGGTATCCACGAGAAAGCCAGCGTATCGGGGTCGAGGGTTGCGCAGGAATGCGCTAGAGCGTGTTTCTCCATATTTATGGTGGAAACTAGCTACCAGCCTTAAAACCGCCGTACGATGCCGCCAAGAGGCAGCAAACGCATATTGCTAATTTTAGGTAGTTTGTTCCTGTTTTCATGATTGATCCTTCTGGTTAGTGGTGGGCAGCGTGGCCTCTCGACCACGCGCACCCGACCAAGGGTTAGGCTGCTTCTTCTATCTGTTGAAGTTCGCGAATCCTTTTGTTTATTAAAAGAAGAACGTAATTGTTCAGCGGATTTTTTCCTGCTTCAGTCGCCGTTCTCCGGAAGTCTAAAAGTTGGGTTAACTCTTCGTATTGCTTGAAAGGCATATATTTAATATCCTGCATTTTTTTCTCCATTTGGTCGGGTTAATCGGTCTTGATAGGTAGGTTGTAAAGCAATCAATATACAATGTCAACAACTATTTTATTAAAAAGTGCATTATTTTGTAGACACGGAAAAATGCTTATATTACAATGGCAAAATGATAAATACTGATAATCCGGCAATCATTGAGCTTAAACGCCTTTGCGAAAAAACATCTCAGGCAGACATCGCCCGTAAA